AAGTGTTAGACTATGCAGCAGGGTGGGTCATGACCTTAGATGTTGACATGAGTAATTGGACAGATTGTCAAGTCCCTATTATAACAAATTTACCTGAGTAATACAATATAGGTATGGCTATCAATAGACAGAAAATATCTCAGATGACTCCCAAGGGGTCAGACCTTGATCCTACAGATTTACTTGAGGTAAGTGTTTTGAGTGGCTTTGGATACAACACATACTCTATCACAGGCCTTGAGTTGATGAGAGCTGCTGCATCATTGAATAACTTGTACACTCAGACAGCATCAAGCACACCTGTTAGTAACACAACTACTGAGACCTCCCTCCTTGATGGCGGCTTAGGTAGTTTAAGTATCCCTGCTGATGGTTTCAATGTAGGTGATAGCTTTCATGCTATACTCACAGGATATATCTCATCAGTAAACAACCATAACTTGACTATAAGGATAAAGGCTGGAAGTGTTGTATTGGCAACAACAGGATCAATCACAATGGCAGGAGCTACAGGCAGACATTGGAAGTTAGAAGTGTACTTTACTGTAAGAACATTGGGTGCATCAGGTGTTGCATCAATAGCAACTGGAGGTACTTTCATGTACACAAAGAATGCCTCTACTAACTTTGAGGGCACTAACTTTAGTAATGAGATAACAACAGGTTTTGATACAACCATAAGCAACACATTATCAATCACAGCTCAGTGGGGTCAGACCAACACTGGCGACTCTATATACTCGGAAATATTCACTTTAAATAAAACATATTAAAAATGGCAACAGATAATGAAATCTTAATAGCTAAGAAAGGAACTTTTGTACTTAACAATACAACAGAGAAAACTGTAAATGTCAATGCTATTGTAGTACTTGAGGATACTGTATTCAATCTTATCAAGATAGCAGGTGTAGATGTTAAGTCAACTTATATTGCTGCACCGGCAACAGCTGTGAAAGCAGGTACTATCATCAGAGCTACAGCGGCTCAACAATTCAGTGGAGTTAAGTTAACATCTGGAAGTGCATTGCTAATACTTGCATAATGATTGGCTATGGTAACAGCGTTTTTTTACGCACAGCTTGGGAAGTAAGTGGAGGAGTTCCTCCTGTCAACACTGTTGCTCCTGCTATAACAGGAACAGCACAGGAAGGTCAGACAGTAAGCTGCTCAACAGGTACATGGACAGGAACACCTACTATAACCTTTGCATATCAGTGGAAGCGTAATGGCTCAAACATTGTTAGTGCTACAAATTCAACTTATACGCTTGTCACTGCTGATGTGAGCCAATCAATAACTTGTCAAGTAACAGCAACCAACGGCTCAGGTAGTGCAAGTGCAACATCAAACACTATTACACCGATAGCAGCTGTTGACCCCGACGCACAAGCATTTATCACAGCGGCTGCAATTACAAACCCGACACAACAAAGTGCTATTAATACTTTGGTAGTTGACTTGAAAGGTTATTCTATTTGGACTAAGATGCGTGCTTTATATCCATTTGTAGGTGGTACAGCTTCAACGCACAAGTTTAATTTAAAAAATCCTTTAGATACAAACGCCGCTTATAGATTAACTTTTTTTGGTGGTGTAACGCATTCGTCTAATGGAATAATAGGAAACGGAACTAACGGATATGCAGATACATTTTTAGCTAATAATGTAATGGCTCAAAGTAACGCACATATATCCGTTTATTCAAGAACTAATTATCAAGGTACTGTTTCTGATATAGCGTCTTATAGCAATCAATTTGGTTCTTTTATGTATATAAGGAGCGCGGGGAATAACTTTGAAGGTCAAGTTAATGCGGGAACGAGAGTTAATGTATCAAATACAGATTCAAGGGGCTTATTCTTAACAACAAGAACAAGTGCAATTTCGCAAACGGGGCAGAAAAATACAACTCAATATGTTACTGCTTCAGTACCTACTAATCATATTGCTTCAACTTTTAAATTATTAAGGACGGGAGATGCAAGTGCGGAATATTCACCAAGAAATTTAGCCTTTGCATCAATAGGGGACGGCTTAACAGACGCCGAAGCACTTAACTTTTACACAGCAGTACAAAATTTCAACACAGCCTTGGCACGCCAAGTTTAATTATAAGATATGAAACTAACAGATTTAACAACAGAACAAAAGTTAACCTATGTCGGACTATTGACAGAGGTACAAAAAGACGAATTAGTCGGTCAATTATATGCACCTGATTCTTATTTTAACCCTATTCAAGACCTAAATGATAATTGGGTTATTTCAGTAGAGGAAATGGAGCAATGCGTTAATCCTGATTATCTTTGGGTAAAAGACCTTGACTTAATTCCGTATGAGCCAAAACCAACCCCACCACCTTTTGAATAATGGCACGCTACGCAAATAATGGTATATTCAATGTCAAGTATCCTACAAGGAGGAAGATACAAGTGATATTACAAAGGTTAATATCAGAGTCAGGTGCTATTGATACGGGTGCATTATATGACTCAGTGCGTATCAATGCAAAAATACCTGCACTTGGTGAACTTGAGATACAGATTATTGCAATGTATTACTTTGGATTTTTGAATAATGGTGCAAATCTTTGGAATGGTGGAGTAATACCTCCTTATGAGTTTTGTGCTCAGTTAACTGAAAGGATGGATAGTTCTGGAATAACAGCAGAAATCTATTCTCAATATACTGAGTGGATGACACAGCGTTATCCTATTTTGCAAGTGGCTCAGATACTTGGTGAAAAGAAATCTATTATCTACACATTTGAGCCTATTGGAGGTAACTTTACAGGAAAATTAGATTTTACAGATTAAGCTCTTTTTTCATTGACAGCATATTAAAAGTAAGTACAAGAGGTAGGTCAGTTACTTGCTTAAACTTAGTCAAATCCTCATTACAAAGAGAGTAAAGTAGTCTCTCCCATCCCCATTTCACAGCAGACTTTTGTTCAGCTTGTGCCTTAGACTCATCGGATGTCATTGGTTTATTTTCATCCTCCTCATCTCCATCCTCTTCATTAAAAAGTAAGTGATACTTATCCATGAAATCCTGTCTAAATGATAGGTACTCAGGTATGATACCATAGATATCATTGATACAGTACTCATCAAATAGTTCATGCCGGTCAAATGGATTGAACTCATAAGGCTCAAAGCTCAACTGTCCCCACTCATTAGTGGTATGTTGCCTGTACATGATAGATGCTATATGACAAAGATGCTTAATATAGTCATTGGCAAAGAAATACTCTAAGTCAATGAACTCACCACATGTCAGCTTAGATAGTGGCTTGACCTTCCACTGATCAATATCTCTCTTGTAGTTTTTAGATGGCTCAGAGTTAATGAATGTAATATCATTGAGCATATTACTAACCTCACTTACATCTAAGTCCTCAAGTTCATCTGAGCTCACTCCTGCAAGAGCTGAGAGTATCTCTATCTCTCTGGCAAATACCTCCTCAATAGAATATAACTCTCTTATCTCTTTAAACTGCAGGACATCAATCTCACTCCACGATTTCGGGAGCTTCATTTCTCTTGATTTCTTTGGACAGTTTTTGTCCAATTTCTACTAAGTAAGGAACTGCTAACTCTGACTTGAGCTCTCTTATCATTTTTGCCTTATGCTTGATGTGAGTAGTATCATAGTGTTCTGCCTTGCTTAGATCATCTCTCTTGAATAAGATAGCTAACATCTCAGAGATGTATCCTTTATGCCTTGAGTTCATGACCTTCTCAATATGCTTAGTGTCTCTCACTGATAACTTGAACTCCTCACCTTCAAAGGCTGTGTACTTGTATCCATCAAGCTCAATAGTTGACTGTAGTTCTGGCTTACCTTTGATGTTGTTAAAATCCTTGACATAAGTTTTGAACTGTTCAATGGTGGTATGCTCAAAGTCATTCTCAGTAATACCAAACAACTCAAATACTTTAAGATGTTTCTCAATAGCATCTAAGTCCTGTTGTGCATGGATAGATGTGATATCCTCAAACTGTTGCACTGTTAACTCCTTCAATTGATTAGGAATTTCTTTGTCTAAAATTTTTACCATAGATTTTAATTTTTAACAAATATAACACTATTTACAATATAGGCATGGATAGACCTGTCTATAAGATAACTATTGACCCTGAGTACTCTGATGGAGAGGACTTAGGTATTGAGATGATTGCCTTCACTGCCAAGCCTGCTATTAAGGTGAAGGGTATGGCATTCAATCAAGCTACTCCAATGACATTCAGTGATGATATTAAGATGAGAATTGTGGCACCTGCTATGATACCAATGTCAATATATCGTAGAGATGAGGATGGCACTGAGTATGACGTGCTATTCACAGAGGAGGTCATTGAGTCTATTCATGCTAAGTTCATGCAGAACCTACAGAACAAAGATATCTTTAACTTAGAGCATGAGGCAGAGGAGAAAGTTCCTGCTTACATCCTTGAGGCTTGGATAGTTGAGAACCCTAAAAAGGACAAAGCATTCACTACCTATGGTATTGAAGTACCTAAGGGCACATTGATGCTAACAAGTCAAGTAACTGATAAGGAGTACTATGATAGCCTTGTTGAGTCAGGTCAAGTAGGTTACTCTATTGAGGGATTCTTAGGACTTAAACTATCGGAATTATTAAAACTAAATACAATGAAGTTACCTGATGGAGAACACTTGATTGAGGATAAAATCTATGTTGTAAAAGACGGAGAGGTTATCGAGATCAAAGACAAAGAAGAACTGGCAGCAGAAGAACCTGCCACAGAAGAGGCTGAGCAAGAGGCTGAGACTACAGTTGATGAAGCTGCTGAGGATGTGCAAGAGGAGGAGGCAGATGCTGCCGCTGAGGATGTTGAGATGGCAGTTGACCCAACTACTGATGCTGAGGCTGTACTTGCAATAGTATCACCTGTGATTGAGGAGCAAGTTAATCAACTACTTGCTATCATAGCTGACCTTAAGAACCAAATGGAGGAGTACTTAGCTCCAAGAGATGAGGAGATTGAGGTTGAGGCTAAGAACCAAAAGATGAGCTCAAGAGAGCTATTTAAAGAATTTGTAAAATTTTCAAAAACCAAATAAAATGAACCGCAATTTAAAATTTAATTTAGAGGTTGAGACTAACGCATTATTGTGTGCCAACCCTGAGGAGTTCTACTCCAAAGCATATCTTCAATCTGAGGATATTGCATCTAACTTTCGCTCTTTGCCGGGCATCAAGTCAAAGACAAAACTTGCTAATGTAACTTTTGGTAACATCTTACAAGCATCAACTTGTAATTTCACTGCTCCTAATGATTCATTAGATGCAGTTGATATTGATGTATGTCCTTTGTCAGCTATGGCTCAATTATGTCAGTTTGACTTAGAGCAATCATTCTTAGCATTGCAAATGGCAAAAGGATCTAATGGTGATTTCACTGTTGCATCTTTTATGTCATACTATTGGAATGAGATGGCAATGACTATCGGTCAAGATATCGAGTTGTTGAGATGGCAAGGTAACAGTGAGTCTGAGGATCCATTGTTGTCTTTATGTACTGGATACTTATTTCCAATGTTCTATGATACAGATGTAGTTGGTTTATATGATGGTGCTATTGATACAACAAATGTACTTGACCAATTGAGTGCTGTACTTGCTGCTGCTCCTTCAACTATTAGCAGAAGAAAATCAGAGTTAAGATTTTATGTATCTACTAATGTAGCTAACGCTTATGAGCTTGCTGCTGCACAAGGTAACACTTTGACTTATGTTACTACTCCATTAGGTTTAACATTCTTAGGGATCAATGTAGTTGTTTGTGAAGGTATGCCAGATAACACTATCTTGTTGACTTTGAGAAATAACCTTATCTATGCATTTGATGCAGAGGGTGATGACAAAGCATTGAAAGCTGTTAACTTATCTGACACTGTAGCTGAGCCTTATTTGAGAACTCGTGCTAACATGAAAGTAGGATTCCATTATGTTAACCCTGCAGAGATAGTATTGTATAACGCATTCTATATCTAAAATATAACGGGGGTAGAAATACCCCCTATTTTAAAACATTAAAAAACAACTAAAATGAGCTGTGCAACTTTAGAAACAATTTTAAAAAGCTGTGACAATAACTCAGGAGGTATCTATAAGTTCTATGTAAACCAACAAGATAACATCCAATCTATCTCTACAGATGAGACAGGAACTAATTGGATTGTTGATGGTATTACATTTATACCTACAGCTGACCCCTTCATTGAGTTAGAGTTCAGAAGAAACGTATCCTCATTTACAGAGGACTCTGCTATTGATTTAATTAATGGCTCAAGCTATGTAACTGCAACTATTAATTTGATGTTCCATAGAAGAGATCAAGAGAAATCAAAAGCTATTAAAGTATTAGGAGCAGGACAACAGTACTTAGCAGGTATTGTTGAGGATGCTAATGGTAAATATTGGTACTTCCCATTTTTGCAATTATCTGCAACAGGTGAAGGATCAGGAACTACAAGAGCAGATGGCTCTAAGTACAGTGTAACACTTGTAGCTGAGAATGAGTTTTTGGCTTATGAGGTTGATGCTACTATCATACCAAGTCTCCTTTAATCTTGCCATAGATTATAAACTAAGAGCCTCACTTCGGTGGGGCTTTTTTAATAATTATTTCTTTGAGATACAATATAGGTATGATATATCTTGAGAAGGATACAGTTAACACCTTTGTGTTGACACTTACAGAGGTTACAACAATCTCTAATCCTTATTATTTATTTGAATTTGAGGATGAGTTTGACACTACAGCTAACCCTATCTATTGGCAGGGAGTTGATACATCCTCATGGCCTTCAAGATATAACCTATTTACTATCGAAGACCCTATTGATGTTGACTTTATTAAGGGACAATACAGATATAAAGTATATCAGAGTCCTACTCCAACAGTTGATCCTACAGGATTGACTATGATAGAGGAAGGTCGCATGGTAGTGGCAGGGATACAAACTAATTCAATCTATGACTAATGGCATGGTATAACAGATTTATAGGCAGTAAGCCACAAACAGCAGAGATAGTTGAGGGATATCAATCCTTCTCTACTCCATTTCAAAAGGTAGGAGGAGCTAACCTATCACTCCCTTATGTTAATGGCCGCTATCAGATAGCAGGATACATTCCATTTGGGCAGGATAATCTCTATCCAGAGTTACTTAATCAACTATATTACTCATCACCTTTGCATGGTGCAATAGTTGACTTTAAGACTAACTCAGCAACAGGTGGAGGATACACTATTGAAACTGAAAAAATGTCTCAAGAGGATAAGCTTAAGCTATATACCTTTGAGAGAAAGCTAAAGTTAGGTAAAACAATCAGAGCCATAGCTCAACAGTTGATAGTTCACCATAGAGTGTACTTCAAACTATGTTACAATAAGAAAGGAGAGATATATAAAGTTGAAAACATTTCACCTGAGAGAGTTAGAGTGTCAAGAGATAAAGAAACATACTTCCTTTGTGATGATTGGACAGCTCGCATTGATGTGAGAGAGATAAAAAAGTATCATCCTACTAATACTGACCTTGAGCAACTATATTGCTATGAGTTAATGACATTAGGACAGGAGTGGTATCCATTACCTCAGTACACATCTGCTTTGAACTTTGCATTTTTGAGTGGCGAGCTATCATACTTCGCTAAGAGTAACATACAAAACTCAATATTCCCATCCTTTGCTATGATGTTCCCTAAGAGACCACAGTCAGAGGAGGAGAAACACATGATTAAGCAGACCATTGATAGGTTGAAAGGTGCAGCTAATGCCGGGAAGGCTGTTGCATTCTTTGCTAATAATCAAGATCAGTTACCTAAGATTGAAAGCCTACCAACTAACAGCAATGATAAGTTGTTTCAAGAGGCATCAAGCCTTAACACTGAGCAGATATGCTTTGCTCACACAATAGATCCCATCCTTATGGGAGTAAGAACTCAAGGATCTCTTGGATCAGGCAGTGATATCAAGCAGGCTTATGTTGTATTTGAGAAGAATGTAGTCATGCCATTAAGGAGACAAGTTGAGGAGATAGTTAATGAGATAATGACCATTGCTAAGATACCGGGCAAGTTCTCAATTAACAACTTTCAGATCATTAATGAGACAATCATTGAGCTTGAAGGTGATACCTCTAAGACATCAGATGCTTTGAACTCATTGAGTCCATTGGTAGCTACTAAGGTACTTGAGAAAATGACACCTAATGAGATAAGAGCTCTTGCTTCACTACCTCCAATTGAGGGTGGAGATGTAATACAAACAGAAACACCTGCAGCACCATGATATACTTTATTACAGAGACATACTTAAAGACTAACACACCTATCACAGCTAATGTTGATGTAACAGATGTTACTCCTTATATAGCAACACAGGCACAGCTCAGAGTTATGCCTATCTTAGGTACTACATTCTACAACTATCTACTAACTAAGTACAATGCTCAGACATTGACTAATGATGAGCAGGCACTTGTGGCATATATTCAACCTGTCATAGCTTGGAGAAGTGCAGAGGATGCTGTATTTGGCTTGACATATCAACTTAAAAACAAAGGACTGCAGACTCAGTTTGGGGATTTTTCAAGTTCAGTAACTCGATCAGAGGTGGCCTTTGGGATGGAGCACTACGCACAAAAGGCTTCATTCTTTGAGACCAGGTTAACAAGATACTTGATAGCTAATAAGGATTTATATCCTGAGTTCACAGCAGAGGCGAACAGAGATACTGACCTAAGACCTATGATTGATCATTGTGGCTGTAACTGTGGGGAAGTGTGTAGATTTGACTGTCCTTGTGGAGGATTTAGAGAGAATGGATATAATAACAGCATATTGATTTTGTGATGGGATTTAATGAAGTAGCATTTACAGTGATTACAATACTCATATCAGGGATAGGGTATTTTTTAAAAAGTTTACATAGTGATTTGAGAAATGTCATGGAGGAACAAAAGACTATTATTGAGAATCAAGGTAGATTGAAAGGTAAGATTGAGCTTGTTGACAATGAGGCACGCTTTAAATATGAGGCCATTGAAAAGATGACTCAGTTAGAAATCAAGCACCTGGCAGAACAGATAAGTGAGCTCACTCAATCAGTTAAGAAACTAATAGAAATAAATTTAAAATGAGCATAGCACAAAGATGGAACGCTCCCACTCCAAAATTCTGGAAGAGAGTACAACAGGCAGCCATTACAGTGGGTGCAATAGCAGGAGTTATCCTTGCTGCACCTATTACACTACCTGCAGCGGTCATAACTGTAGCAGGATATGTAGCAACAGCAGGAACAGTAGCAGCAACAATATCACAATTAACAATAGAAACCAATGAAACTAACAACTAATTTTAACCTGTCTGAGTTTAACAAGCATGGATTTGTGATCTCAGATACAGTATTTCAAAACATCTTTGCACTTGCTAAGAATTTACAAGTGTTGAGGGATGAGGTAGGGAAGCCTATCAAAATCACAAGTGGATATAGATCACCTGAGCACAATGCTAAGGTAGGTGGAGTGAAATCATCTAAGCATATCACAGGTGAGGCAGCAGATTTTAAGATTGCCGGCATGACACCAAAACAGGTGGCCGCTGTGATTGAAAAACTTATTGCAGCAGGTAAGATGGAAGAGGGTGGCATTGGTATCTATAGCACTTGGGTACATTATGACCACAGAAATGTTAAAGCACGTTGGAGTAAATAAAATAGTTATGGCAAAAAAAGTAGGCAGACCTAAGAAAGTACAGGTTAACATTGAAGGTGATAAGACAGATGTTATCATCCAAACAAATAAGGCAGAGATAGAATACCACAAAGATGGCACTAATCATGAGCTTGACTATGATGGTAAGAAAGTAGATGTCAACATCAAAAGAGATGAAACAGGAACTAAGGTAACTGTGGAGTCAGAAAATAAATTCCTTAAAGCTATTGCGACATTAGCATCTAAGTTTGTTGTAAAGCGATTTAAAAAATAGTATCTGGATACTTACCATTAGAACAGTTACCGGATCAACTCCCCCATGTGATATGGTGTCACATGTCTAAGCTCACTAAATAGGTGAGCTTTTCTTATTTAGAATCATTATAAATTACGCTAATTATTTGCATATATAAAAAAACTTACTAACTTTGTTCTATAAATAATAAACAAAACAATATGAAAAGCAATAAGTGGAATACAGCAAACGAAATCTACAAACCAAATGTAAGGATAAATGATTTTAATAAAATGATTTACCGAGATAATAAAGGTTTTGAGGCTTTTGTAGTAGGTGAATCAACTTGTGAATCTAAAAATGATTGTTGGTTAATAGAAGGTAATGGAGTAAAAACAAGAGTTTGGAAACATACAACAAAAAATAAAATTGTAAAAGTTTCTGCGGATTATCAATTAAAGAAATTTATTTATTCAATATTTTAATCAATAGAGGGATGCGGCTCTGTTAACGCATAATAAATAAATCATAACAGTATGAAAACAAAATTTATCAAAGAATGCGACACTTGTTGGGGGTCAGGTTCAGTATTAATTAGCAGTGCTTATGAGCATCCATCTCACAGTGAGTCTGATATTTGCAATGAGTGTAGAGGTGAGGGTAAATACCTTGACTATGAACTATTAACTGAGCGTGTTGAGGATGTTGAGTGGATGATTGAGGGCATGTTGACTCGAATTAGAGTAACATCTGATACTTTAAAAGATTTGAGCAGAGGTATGTTCTATGAGTTACTTCCTAAGTATAAGCATAGACTTAATATTCAGTCAAGAGCTCTTGCAAGATTAGAACTTTATTTGTCAAACCTTAAAATTAAATAACATGACAGAAGATCAAAAGGCTGTGAGAGACGTTTTAGTGTTCTCTGCTGCATTATTAGCTATCACTTTTGTGTTGATGTATATCGGAGTAGTAGGATAGCATGAGAGAGCCTAAAATACATTTAGCATCTATAAGTTGGTGGACTAACTTTGATGAGGTAAGATATAGTAATTATTTAAAAGCAATACAAAATGTGGAAAATACGTTATCGGGGTTACATTGGAGGAGCTTGGAGGATATTAGAAAAGACAATCAAAGCAGACTCAGAATGGGAGGCTCGCAGAATGAGCAACCTTTGGGAGAAACTAATCATTAAAATTGAGAGAGTATGAACTTAGATGATATCATAAGACAACGGTTCCCTCACATGAGAACCATTGACCTTGCTAATGAGCTTGGACTTAAGTACTGCACTGTGGCAAATAAAGCTCATAGAATGGGATTGCATAAGTCAAAAGAATATCTTGCATCTGAAACATCTGGCAGACATAATCTAATTGAGGCTGGAAAAAAGCATAGATTTACAAAAGGTAATAAACCTCACAACAAAGGAGCCAAGATGCCGGAACATATCTATGATAGAGTCAAGCCTACTATGTTCAAAAAAGGCAGCAAGCCTCACAATACACAGCCTATTGGAACAATCAATTTTAGAACTGACAAAGAGGGCAGGACTTATGCATACATCAAGATTAAAGATAGTGATTGGAGGTTGATGCATCGAGTAGTATGGGAGCAACATAATGGGTCAATCCCTCCTGGTCATGTTGTGAGGTTCAAAGATGGCAACACAATGCATTGGGATATTAATAACCTTGAAATGATTGACATGCGTAATAACATGGATAGGAATACCATACAAAGGTTCCCTGTTGAGATACAGGAAGTAATTAAATTAAATAGTAAACTTAAAAAGAAAATCAATGGCACGAAACAAAATCAATGATCTTAGAGATCACTTATTCTCAGCATTAGAGAGATTGGATAATGATGAGCTCACAATGGAGGAGCTTAATAAAGAAATTGAAAAGGCACAGGCAGTGGCAACAATTGGATCTGTTATCATCCAGAGTGCAAAGATTGAGGTTGATTACATCAAGGCAACAGGCATGATTGAGTCAAGCTCTGAACTATTCAAAGGTATTAACGAACAAAAGAGATTATCATGAAAACAGCAGTAGAATGGTTAGGATATGAAATAAATAAAATATACACAGAATTTCCCGATCAATTATTTTATGATGTAGCATTGTTATTACAAAAAGCCAAAGAAATGGAGAAAGAGCAAATTA